TGTTTACGTGGAAAAATTACGGCTGAAAGACAATATAGTGAAACCGTATCCTATAAATGCTATAAAGGTTCCGCAGAGTTAGAGGATAATATTGATGGTAGTAAAAGCATTAAAAAGTTAATAATAGAATAGGAGCATATATGAATCTTACACGGAACTTCACTCTCTCAGAGCTAATTAAATCAGACACAGCGATCCGTAAGGGCATTAATAATAATCCTAATGCAGAACAAATAGAAAAATTAAAAGTATTATGTGAAAAAATACTACAACCAGTACGTGATCATTTTGGCAGAGTTAAAGTTACCAGTGGTTTTCGTAGCCCAGAGCTTTGTGTAGCTATTGGTTCGAGTTTAAATTCGCAACATTCAAAAGCTGAGGCGGCAGATTTTGAAGTTGTAGGAGTGGATAATGCTGAATTAGCTGATTGGATTAATAGAGAATTAGACTGGGATCAATTGATTGTCGAGTACTATGTTCCGGGCGAACCCAACAGCGGATGGATACACTGCAGCGTAACAGAAGGCACTCCTAGAAAACAATTTTTACATGCCTATCGAGAAGACAAAAAAACTAAATACAGACCCATACTGGGTAAAGCAAAGGATATATTATAATGGCTATTACAAGGGGACAAATACCTAGTTTACTTGAACCTGGACTAGGAAGAAACTGGGGTAAAAAAACTAGAAAACAATTTAAAGTAAAGGCTCCCAATGTTAAAGGACTTAGCTCGTATTATGACGACCTTTATAAAAAATCCAATAGCAAAAAAACTAAGGTCTAGAAACTATAAGCCTAAAGTGATACAATCTAAAAAGTTGTACAACAGAAAAAGGCTTAAACACTATGACAAAACTATGTGCTAGAGGCAAAGCGGCCGCTAAAAGAAAATTTCGAGTATATCCTTCAGCATATGCTAATGCTTATGCTAGTAAGATTTGTGCTGGTAAAATTAAAGACCCTTCAGGTGTTAAAAGAAAAGATTTTAAAGGACCTAAACCAGCTGGTAAAGTTAATGGTGGGGAAGCTAAAGTTAAAAAAGTAATAAGTGGTTTACAGAAAGCATCAAAAACACATGCTGCTCAAGCTAAAACATTACAATCTGTTGTAAAAGCTTCTGATGGACAATTCGCACAAAAACTACAACCATATGATGGAAGCTACATAAAAGGTAATTTAGCTGGTCATAATGTATCGAACAAAAGTTTAAATAATTATTACAAAGGAATGATTGATGAGTAAAAAAAAGGGTATTGATATTACAGGTGCTATTGGAGCATTTGATGACGAATATGTTACTGTTCCAAAAGGAGAATTAGGAATAAAGAAAAAAGATAAAAGTTTAACTTTAAGTCTTGAAAAACCTTTTAGTAAGAAATCTAAACAAAATATCAATAGTACAATTGGAGCTTCTTTTACTAAAGAAGGAAAAAATTCTAGTTTTTCTTTGACTGGTTCTAAAACAGGTAAATCAAAAAACATATTATTTGAACTTTCAAAAAGTTTTAATAAAGGTGGAGGAGCAAAAAAAGGTAGAATGTTTACTGCTGCAGAAGTAAGAGCATTAGATGAAGCAAAAGAAGAAAAAAATTATAAGAAAAAAGATAGAATTAAATCTAGTGGAGATAAAGATAGAATTAAATTAATGAGTTCTAATCTAAGAAGATATACAAAAGGTGGCATGTGTCCTGGAGAATCAAGAGGTGGTGGAGCAGCTATTAGAGGTAAAGGTTTCAAAGGCGTATTCTAATGAGTCTTAAAAAATGGTTTGATCAAAAATGGGTAGATATTGGAAGCAAACGAAAAGATGGTTCATACGCACCTTGTGGTCGTTCAAAACTAGCATCAGATCAAAAACGAAAATATCCAAAATGCGTTCCTGCTGCAAAAGCAGCAAGGATGACAGACTCTCAGAAGCAGAGTGCCGTTGCAAGAAAAAGAAGTAAAGCTCAAGGAGTGGGCGGTAAACCAACAAATGTAAGTACCTTTACCAAGAAGTATTACGGTGGTATGATAGACATTTAGGAGAATTATGGCAGAAAAGTTATCAGACAAATTAAAAGCAGCTTTTAGAAAAGTAGATACTGGTTTAGGTAAAGGTGTTGATAAAGCTACATCATTTAAAATGCCTACAATTTCAAATTTACTTTCTAAAGGGAGAGGTGCACCTAAAGGAGCAGTTTATCCAAAAGCATCTGAATTTAAAGCATTTAAAAGTGGTCAAAAAACTAAAGCTTTATTATCTGGTAAAAAATTACCAAGTAGTTCTAAAGCATTAGTGACTGCTAAAACAGCTAAAAATTTTAGAAGATTAGGAACTCTTGGAAGAGTAGCAAGAGCAACTACTCCTATTGGATTAGGTTTATTAGCAGCAGAAACTGTTTATAAAGTAGCAACACTTCCAAAGGAAACTAAAGAAAAAATAAAAAAACAAAAAGCAGTACTAAGAAAAACATCAACAAAACAAATGCATGATGATTTAATTAAAGCAAAAGGAGGAAAAATGCTTAAAGGTGGTCAGAAAAAATTAGACAAAAATAAAGATGGTAAAATATCTGGAGAAGATTTTAAATTGATGAAAGCAAAAAAAGGAAAAATGATGTATGCAAATGTAGGCATGGAAGCTAAATCAACAAAAGGTTATGGTGCAGCTAGAACATCAGGTATGGGTTTACAAGATGAACAATTACCACCGGGAAAAAGTTTAGATTATTATAAAGATTTAATGTAATGAATTATGGCAACATCAGGAACTACAGCATTCGATCTACAGATTGATGATATTATTGAAGAAGCATACGAGAGATGTGGTATTCGAACTAATAGTGGTTACGACATAAGAAGTGCTAGAAGAAGTTTAAATCTTTTATTTTCAGAATGGGGTAACAGAGGTGTCCACCTTTGGAAAGTCAAACTAAACCAAATTCAATTTACAGCTGGAGTAGCAACTTATTCAGTGCCTACTCAAGTAAACGATGTTTTGGAAGCTTATATTTCTTCAAGTGGTGCAGTAAATGGAACTTTGAATACTGCTCTAACTAATGTTGCAACAAGCGTTGTACTTACAGATGGTACTGGATTTGCATCAAGTGGCACAATTCAAATAGGACTAGAATTTATCACTTACACAGGTAAATCAACAAACACTTTAACTGGAGCAACTAGAGGAGCTAGAGGTTCGTTAGCCGTGGCTCATGCAGCAGGTGTCCCAGTACAAAATATAACTGGCTCAGGAACTGCAAGTACACAAGATGTTGCTTTAACAAAAATTGATAGATCAGCTTACTCTGCTTTACCAAATAAATTAACAACTGGACAACCCTCACAATATTTTGTGGATAGACAAACACAACCAACAATAAGTTTATACCTTGCTCCAAATGCATCTACTTATACAACATTAAAATATTATTCAATTGATAGAATTGAAGATGCTGGATCTTACACAAATAATCCAGATGTGCCTTTTAGATTTTTACCCTGCATGTGTTCTGGTCTTGCATATTATTTATCACAAAAAAAATCTCCAGATAGAATTCAATTATTAAAACAACTTTATGAGGATGAATTATTAAGAGCATTGAATGAAGATGGTTCAAGAACTTCAGTTTATATTTCTCCTCAAACTTATTTCGGAGATGGTGTATAATGAGTTATGCAAGTGGAAAAAGATCATTAGCTATATCTGATAGATCAGGTCAAGCATTTCCTTATAGAGAAATGGTAAAAGAGTGGACTGGTGCATTAGTACATATATCGGAGTTTGAACCTAAGCATCCTCAGCTTGATCCACCTTATCACAAAGCAGATGCCGTAGCTTTACAAAATCCAAGAACTATGAAGTTTCAACAACCAACAGATATATCAACTATTAATCCACAAGCTCCAAACGATGATACTATTGCAGATTCAGGTGGGATATTTGTAGGGGTTGCTAATCTTTCTTTACCAGGAGATTTTGCATTTAGAACTCAAGACTTTGAAGTAACTTCAAATGGAATCACAACAACTATTCATAGTATGTTTCCAGAAGATCCTTCATTACAAAATAGAAGAAGAGAACTTATATCATCTTTAGGTTCAGTGGGGGTTAGTATTACATAATGGCTATAACACATGCAAATTTTCTAACTCAAGTTAGAAACTATACAGAAGTTGATAGTAATGTTTTAACTGATGCAATTATTCAAGATTTTATTAGATCTGTTGAATTAGATATTGCTGGAAAAGTTGATTATGATGATTTAAGAAAATACTCAACTTCCAGTTTCACTGCTAATAATAGATATGTATCTTTGCCTTCAGATATGATGGTCATTAGATCTGTTCAAGTAATTAACGGCACAACAAGAACTTTTTTAGAAAAAAGAGACACTAGTTTTATTAGTGAATTTAATAGCTCTGGAGCTGAAGATTTACCAAAATATTATGCTAACTGGGATGATTTTAATATATTAGTTGCTCCAATTCCTGATCAAGCTTATCAAGTTCAAATTAACTATATTATTGATCCACCTAACTTTACTTCATCAAATAACACATTTTTATCAACTTATCAGGAATCAATGTTACTGCACGGAGTGTTAGCAGAAGCTTTTAGATTTCTCAAAGGACCCGACAATCTATACAACCTCTATAATTCAAAGTATAATGAAGAAACACAAAATTTTGCCCTACAACAAATGGGTAGAAGAAGACGAGGAGAATATCAAGACGGAGTACCAAGAGTCAAAGTCGATTCTCCGAGTCCATAAATTTAAAGGAGAAAAATTATGGCAATAACAACTAATGCAATCTGTGATTCTTTTAAAAAAGAATTACTTCAAGGAAGTCACGATTTTGATGCATCAACAGATACATATAAACTAGCGATGTATACGAGTTCAGCGACTTTAGGAAAATCAACTACAAATTATACAACAAGTAATGAAGTGTCATCTTCAGGATACTCTGCAGGTGGTAAAGCACTTGTTAATCAAGGTGTTAAAGTTTCATCATCAGTAGCTATTACTGATTTTGCTGATTTATCTTTTGTAGCAGTAACTCTTACTGCAAGAGGAGCATTAATTTATAATACGACTACAAATGGTGGTTCAGGTACTACTGACGCTGTAGCTGTATTAGATTTTGGAGCTGATAAAACTGCAACGTCTGGAACTTTTACAATTCAGTTCCCCGCGTTTACAACTTCTGCTGCGATTTTAAGATTAGCTTAATTAAGGAATAAAATGATATGGCCATTGGATGGGGTAATAAGACCTGGGGTGCAGACGCTTGGGGAGATTTAAGCGATACATCCGTTAATCTAAGTGGCCTATCATTAACATCATCAATTGGATCAGAAACAGCTTTTACTGATGTTTCAATAACTGTTTCAGGAATTCAATTAACATCATCACAAGGTACAACTATAGCAGGAACTTCAGCTTTAGTTTCTGTGACAGGTAGTCTTGAGTCGATGGCTATCGGAAGCTCTACAGTTGGTTTAGGAATTCAACAAGATGTAACTGGACAACAATTAACTTCTTCAATAGGTGCTGCAACAGTAGATGAATCAACACTTACTGGTATTGGTTGGGGTAGAAGAACTTGGGGTAACTTAGCTTGGGGTGGAGCTTATTCAGTAATAGCCACAGGACAACAATTAACATCAACTATAAATTTCCCAGCAACAGGAGCATTCACTGATGTAACTGTTTCAGTTACTAGTGCAGGAGAATTAACAAGCACTTTTGCATCCCCATCTTTTTCAATTCAAATTGACCAAGATATATTTGTATTAGCATCTGAAGATCAATTAGATTTTACTCAGGGCTCTCCTGCTATTTCAGGCGATGCAACTGTAGTCGTTTCAAGTGCAGGTCAATTAGCAGGTTCTATGGGTACAACAGTTGCTGGTCTTAAAACACCAGTAGATGTAACTGGTAGTCAAATTAATATGACCCAAGGTACTTTTACCTTAGTTCAGTCAACAAATGAGCAACCTACTGGATTACAAGGAACTTTAACATTAGGTCAACATGCTGAAATACCAGGTCAAATTATTGGGGTATCTGGCTTACAATTAACAGCTTCAGTAGATGATGTATCCGTATCAGGAATTGGTTCAGTAGAAGTAACAGGCCAAGTGTTGACATCAAGTATTGGTGCAGTTAATGTAACATCGTGGCAGGAAATAGACCCTGGAGTTAATAATGTCTGGACACCGGTTGATTTGGCTGCTTAAGTTTGATAAAATAAGAGGAATTTAGGAGATAGAATTTATGTCTAGTTATTCAAGCGATCTAAAACTTGAACTTATGGTAACCGGCGAAAACGCTGGTACTTGGGGAGACAATACAAATAATAATTTAAATTTAGTTCAACAAGCGATTGCTGGATATCAAGCTATTGATGTAGCCTCATCAGATGTTGCATTAGTGATGACTGATAAAACAATTTCTAATGCTAGAAATGCTACTTTAAAACTTACTGGTACGTTAGCTGCAAACAGAACAGTAACTATTCCTGATAGCATAGAAAAAGTTTACAATGTTATTGATGGTACAGATCACGCAGGCTATACCTTAACTTTTAAAACAGCTAGTGGAACTGGTGTTTTACTTTGCGAGGGAAATTGTTATGTGGTTTATTCTGACGGAACAAATGTTGTATTAGCAAACGAGTATAGAAAATGGAGAACGGTAAGTGCTGCAGAAACAGTTCAAGCTGGAGCAAAACTATTTGTTGAAACAAATGGAGGAGCAGTCACAATTACATTACCAGCATCCCCAACAGTTGGCGATGAAGTACATTTTGTAGATTCAAGATACACATTTGATACTGCAGCATTGACTGTAGGAAGAAATAGTTCTAAAATAGCAAACACAAGTGCTGACTTAGTAGTTAATACTGAAGGTGCAGCATTTGGATTAGTTTATTCTGGTTCAAATGTGGGATGGACTTACACGGAGAAATAGAATATGGCAAATTACGAAGCAACCAAATATGATTTTACTGGAGCAAACCTTACAAATATCGAGGGAATTCCTACAGCTACTATTGTGCCGTGGTCTTCTGCATCAGTACCAACAGGTTTCTTAGAGTGTAATGGCCAAACAGTTTCAAGATCTACTTACGCTGCATTATTCGCAATCATAGGTACAACTTATGGAGCTGGAGATGGTGCATCTACTTTTCTTGTACCAGATTTACAAGATAACGTAGCTGTTGGAAAATCTAACAACAAAGCTTTAGCATCAACTGGTGGAGCAAATACTGTAACTGCAACTGGTAATGTTGCAGGTTCTACGGCCAATGCAACTTTAACAACTGCACAATTAGCTTCACACTCCCACCCTGTACCTGGTGGTGGTTTTGGTGGACCTGGTGCTAGTGGTTTTGATGCCCCTTTTAGACCAGCAGTAAGTCAATTTAGTTCAGGTAGTGCAGGTTCTGGGCAAGGTCACTCACATAACATGAGTGCTAACTTTGCAGGAGATGCAACATCGGTTGTACAACCTTACATAGCAGTAATATATATAATTAAGACTTAGGAGAAATATGGCAACAAACGCAACATGGACAGTAGTATTTGATGACAAGATAATAATAAATCAGTCTGTCAAAAATGAACAAGGTCATTCTGTCGGATACATAATAAATGATGATGCTTTTTGGAGTGATTCAAAATGGTCAAACGTTTGGGCAATTCAATACGTTGCAGACAATGAAGATCACAATGATACTGTAGAACATAGAGACACTACACCTCATAGCACATGGACTGCAGCTAACCTAGGAGACTTTAGATCTCAGTTTATTGATAAATGGGATGCAGCACATTTAACTCAATTACAAGCAGATTGGGATAACGATAATGTGGAAGGCGAAAGCGAAGCAGATAAAATTTCTAGATTAGGTGCTCGACCTACTTCATACTCATCTTAAGGTTTTAAAAAACAATTAATTAAATATCTAGTGCCCTTAGTTATAGGTTCAGTGCCATGCACCCAAATTGGCTCTGCAGGGAATAACATAGCATCGCCAGTTTTAAATGTTTCTATTATTTTACCATCAAAAAATTTAAATGCTCCTCCTAAATAATTTTCATTTAAATTTAAGGTACAAGAAGCTCTTATATTAGGATTTATATCTGTATGGTCTTTAATACACTGGCCTACATCATATTTTAATATTCGTATATTATCAGTTTTGCTTATATTAATACTATTAAAAGTAGGAGATATTTGATTTGTTCGTATGTAGTTTACATAATTGATTATCATTATAGATATATATTTTTTAGCTTCATTTAAAGCATACTCTATATCTTTATTAGGTTGATTAATTATAGATAAATTTAAACATTTAAAATTATCTTGTTCAAATTTTTTTGTCTTATATTTATAACTTGATTCTGCATTATGAAACTCTGGATACTTTTCAAATATTTCTATTATTTTTTGACAAGTATTTTGAGGGACTAAACTATTAATTCTAAATTTTAAATCAGATATTTTGTGGTCATATGACATTATCTTAATCAAGATTATTAATTTTTTTATCAAAATCAAATTTATTATCTTTTTGATTTAAGTTAAAAATTAAACTATATCTATTGTTTTCGTCCTTACATTTATCAAAACCATGTAATATTTCAGGAGGAAATATATAATAATCTCCTGGTTCAGGGGTTATTTTTAAATTTAATTCTGGAAAAATTAAATCACATCCTTTTGTTAAATACAAAATTCCATGCCAACAAGGATGTGTGTGATAATTTAAACTATCATTTTTTTGTATTTCATTTCCCCAAGCATCGCCAACAGTATATTTTTCTAAAAAATATTTAAAAATATAAGGATGAGTTAGTTGATGTTTATTAATTACAAAAGTCAAAAATTTTTTAAAATCGTCTTTGTCTAAAAAATAATTCCAACTAGTCATTCCACCTTTTACATTGGTATAGTTTTTCATTTCTGGATTTAAATTATTTTTTATTTCTATAAGTAAATTATGAATTATTTCAGGATAAGGATAATGTCCAATTATTATGTTTACAGTTCTAGGATAAGTGATAGTTAAAGTATTTTTATTTTCGTCTAGTTTATTATTTTTATCTAAAAAATTAATCATCTTAATAACATCCAAGAAGTTAAAATATATTTTTCGCCTGATAAAGGAGAGTTACCTCTATGTAAGTAAGGAAAAGCAGCAGGCCAAATTACTATTCTACCTGTCTTTGGTTGTACTCTTTTTGAGAAATGTAGAAATTCTGTTTCTCCTCCTTCTTCAACATCATTCAAATAAATAGAAAATACAAAAGCACGTGCTTCATTACCATATCCTTTGCCATGCTCTATATGCCAAACATGATAACCTTCTGTTGGTAAAGTTTTCTGTATTTTTAAATCTGTAAAATGAAAAGGAACTCCGTAAGCATCATCTGCTCCAACGTTTTTTATATAGTGTGCCCAAGCTAAATCAAAATTAATCATCATAGTTTTTAAGGATTCCCACCAGATATTAATATTATTTGGAGCTGCAAAAAATTGTTGATCTTGTTTTTGTAGTATAGATGCTTTTTCAAAACCTATTCTATTAATTGTATTATTAAATTTATTTTGATCTTCATATAATTGTATAGCTTTTTTACATTCGTCTTCTGTAATGTAGTTATCGTATACACCTATAAAATTACTTATATTTACTACTTTTTCCATTTTTTTATATCCTCTATTATTTTTTTATCTTTTTCTGTTTCTTGCATTTCTGTATCCTTTAAAATTTTATCATATGCATGATGAGCAAACTTACCATTTTTATTTACATAATGAAAAAAAACTTGTGCCATTCCTTCTCCCATATAAGTACCGGGTCTTCCATGTTTTTCAAACAAACCATTATATAACACCGCATCTCCTTCTTCCAATTCAAATTTTTTGCCCTCTACTACAATTGGCCAATTATCATATTTTTTAATACAAGAGGTTATTGATATTTCACATGAAGCTCTATCAGTGTGATATGGAAGTGTCCCTCCTAATACATAATATCTCCAATATGCATATGTAGGAAATAATTGTAATTTACTTTTTTCTTCTACCAAAGGTAATTTTAGATCTAATAAACCAATCATTAAAGGATCTAAATACCAAGCTGGAGAAAAAGATTGACCATCAAGAGCCCAATCTTTATTTTGATCAAGTTTATTATAACAATATTTTTGTAAGAGATTTAATTCTTGAGAAGAAAAAAAATTTTTTATTATCTGAGCCATGAAACTATACTATACCTTTGACCTTTTGTTATTGGTTTTATTGTATGAGGGTACATAAAATTACTAGGAAAAAATACTATTGAACCTTTTACTAATTTCAATGATTTTACTTCATTATATTTTTGGTCAAAAAAACACAATTCTCCACCTTCATAATCATCATTAATATTTAAAATAACACTTAATAATCTTGGACTATAACTTGTATCATCTATGTGTGGAGAATATTTTCCTCCTAATTCATATTTTAGTAAATCTATTTGTTCTACTTTCTTTCCAGTTGCTAAAGGAAATTTAACTTTATAAAAAATAATAAGTCTTTCTATTTCTTGTTTAATATAATTCCAGTAGAATGTATTTGTTGGTGTATCAAAGTTTAAGTGATAACCTTTTACGTTCCTGATATTTTTATTAACTGTACTTGCTCCAATTTTTAAATTTTTTTTAGCTTTTTTATTTATAAAAGTTTGTATTCTTTTACAAAACTCAGGGTTTAAAATATTCGGTAGGTGTATAATTGCTTCTAAATAATCTGTCATTATTTCATAAATATTTGTATACTTATTCTAGGGATTATACTTGTTAATACTTTATTCACTTTATGTGTCAATGGAGATTTAATTATCACTAATGTGTTTCCTCGAATAGGAAAATAACCATAATTATTATTATCTGCAAACATAAATTCTCCTCCCCATTGTTCATTCCATCTATTGTTTATATAATATGTAGCTCCATATTTCCATGTTTTATCACTATGCCAATTTATCCCTGAATCTTTTTCCATAAAGTGAATAGTTGTAGACATAAAATCTAAATTAGGAATTTGAAAAAAAGGATTTTGTTTTACTAAAGTTTTTAATTTTTCAAAAGGTGGGTAGTTTGATACCCCAACTATTTTTGGAGAGGCAAGATTTTCAATTAAACCTTCTTCCCATACTTTTTTTGCATCTTGTAAATTTATTTTTTTTCGTTCTTTTATAATCGCATTGTGAATGCCTTTATAAGTTTTTTCATCTAAGAAATTTTGTATCCACCAAACTTTTCCTGGTATGCTATATATTAGTTTCATATTCCTCAACAAATAAAGTTGATGTATATCTTCTTACACCTGGTTGTGTACTTGCATGTGGACTATGCATTTTATTAGATGGAAACATCAAAGCTCTGTTTTCCCTAAAACCTATATGCATATCTAAATTATTGTCTGTATAAAATACGGTTCCGTTAGTCACTGCTGTATCTCCTTTAATCATAATTAATATATTTATTTTAGAAATCTTATCATCAGTATGAGGTTTAAATATATCTAGGTTTCTCATATCCACACCGCTGCCAAAGCTAAGTTTTTTTATTTTTATTTTAAATTTTTTTTCAGCTTGTTTAACAAAAGTATCTTGTAGATTTGTATCGTCACATAAATTAAAACGATCTCCATAATAGTTTTTTGCAATTTTTTCTGTGGTTCCTTCAAAATATCTTGGTGTATACATTAATTGAGTAGTCACATGATATTTAACTTTTTCCAACATCTCTTTCTCAAAAAAATTATCTATGATTTTAATCATTTAAAAATAGTTAAAATTAATTAACATTCTATTATTACAATTTGTAGAATTAGTTCCATAATGTTCTTCATCAGAATCAAAAAAAACCATTCTATTGGCTACACTTTCTATTTTATTATCTCCTATCATAGTATAACCATTATTATTATTTAGATAATATATTGCCGCTTTAGATTTAAAATCTTGGTCATAATGTTTATCAAACTTTATTAATTCATTTGATATAGGATTTAAATTAGCTTTTATTCTTATCAAAGATTTTGGTTTTAATTTATCAAGTAGTGGTTTTAATATATTAAAATGTTCTGAATTAATATGGTCATTTATATAAAATATATGTACAAATTGATAATCAAACAATTTATCAGTTGGTTTTATTTTACCATTAAAAAAAAACCAAGAAAAACTTTGAGATTCTATAAACCTTAATAAGAGAAGGTAATCTTGAGCAGGTAAGTAATTATCTACTATTTTTAACATTTCTACTATTTCATTTTTTTACAAACTATTATATACACAATAATTGTTGAAATTAAATGATAATAATTAGACAAGATAATTTTTTAAGTAAGATTGAATGCGATAATTTTATTAAAATTATAGAGTCATCTGACAAAGTTCAAAAACTTGACTCAGATGGAAGATACTTATTAACATATAAAGATGATCAGATATTATTTAAATTAGCCTCATTGTACAAGGTTTATAATTTTACTCCTATGAATATTGATAATATGGAAATCAATAGGTGGCCTAGTGGGACAGAACAAAAACCTCATTATGACAAAAATGATAAATTTGCTTTTGTAGTATTTTTAAACGAAGATTTTTCTGGAGGAGAAACAGTTGTAGATGATATAATACTAAAACCAAAGATAGGCAGATTAATTTTATTTAGCAACGGAATAACTGGCTTTAAACATCAAGTTAAAAAGATAGAAGGAATTAGATATACTCTCATTGGATGGTTTAAATAGCATTACTCTTAGGGTATAATACCCATATGCCTTTGACAAATGTACAAATAAGACCTGGATTTAATAAACAAGTCACTCAGACTGGAGCAGAAGGTCAATGGACAGATGGAGATTTTGTAAGGTTTAGATATGGTCTGCCTGAAAAAATAGGTGGTTGGGAACAAATTACCTCACAAACTTTTGTTGGAGTTGCAAGAGAACAACTGCAATGGGCAGATTTAGATGGAAGAAGATATGCTGCCCTAGGCACAAATAAAGTTTTAATCATATATTATGAAGGTGCCTTTTACGATATCACTCCTTTAGATACTGCAATTACAGGAGTAACTTTTACAACCGTCAACACTAGTCCTACCGTCACTGTTAACAAAATTGCACATGGACTTAAGGTAGGAGATTTATTTACATTTACTTCAGTAACACCTCCAACTGGAGCTGGTTACTTAGCAACTGCTTTTACAACTAATACTTTTCAGGTTGTTACAGCACCCACCTTAGATACCTTTACTATTACTATGGCGGCAAACGCAGGTACAAGCGTATCGGCAAGCGGAGCAGCAACAATAAATCCTTATGTTAAAGTGGGACCTTTAAGTCAAACATCTGGGTTTGGTTGGGGAACAGCTGAGTGGGGTGGAGGATCAAGCATCATTACTACTTTAAATGGTTTATTACAAGATGATACTGCAGGGACTGGAGGGTCAGGAACTTCTATTACTTTGACGTCAACTTCAGGCTTACCTACATCAGGCACTATAAAAGTTGGAACAGAATTTATTTCTTATACTGGGATATCTACAAATGATTTAACTGGTATTACCAGAGCAGTTGCAGGAACAAGATCTGCACATAGCAGTGGAGCATCAGTTGAAGGTTTTACAGGATGGGGAGACGAAACTTTATCTGGTGGTGTTACACTAGATTCAGCATCTTGGTCATTAGATCATTTTGGTTCAAAATTAATTGCAACAATAAAAAATGGAAAAACATTCGAGTGGGACACAATCAGTACCACAGCAGCAGCTTTAACAACTAGAGCAACAGTTGTAAGCGGAGCACCTACCGTTTCTGTTATGTCAATTGTTTCTGAAAGAGACAGACATCTTGTGATGCTTGGAACTGAAACAACAATTGGAACACCTTCTACACAAGATCAAATGTTTATAAGATTTTCAGACCAAGAAGATATTACTAAATATACACCTACGTCTGTAAATACTGCAGGTACCTTTAGGATAGATTCTGGTACAAAAATAGTTGGAGCAGTAAAAGGTAAAGATTATATTTTAATATTAACTGATACCTCTGCTTATGTTATGCAATTTGTAGGACCTCCTTTTACTTTTTCTATAAGACAAGTAGGTAGTAATTGTGGAGCTATAGGACAACATGCAATAAAATATGTTAATGGTGCAGTCTGGTGGATGGCTCAATCTGGAGGATTTTTTGTTTATGATGGTACTGTAAAATCACTACCATGTTTAGTTGAAGATTTTGTATTTACAAATAAGGGAGATAATCTTGGTATAAATTATACTAATGGAGAGCAAGTTTATGCAGGCCTAAACAGTCTTTATCAAGAAGTAAGTTGGTTTTATCCAAAATCAGGTTCTACTTTAATAGACAGAGTAGTGACTTATAATTACGAGGAACAAACCTGGACAACAGGATCATTATCTAGATCAACATGGCATGATGCAAATTTATATGATGTGCCCTATGCAACCGAATTTACATCTACAGGGACACCTTCTTTTCCAACTATTCAAGGAGTAACAGATGTAAATGGTGCATCAACTTATTATGCACATGAAGTAGGAAATGATCAGGTAGATTTTCTTGGAAACGCATCAGCAATACCTGCTTTTATTGAGTCAGGGGACTTTGATTTAGCTATTGATGGCGATGGTCAAATATTTATGAGTATGAGAAGATTTGTTCCAGACTTTAAATTATTAACTGGAGATGCTCAAATTACAATTAATCTACGAGACTATCCAACGGACACCGCAGCGTCCTCTCCATTAGGACCATTTACAATAACAAGCTCTACTGATAAGATTGATACACGAGCAAGATCAAGGTTTGCTAGTTTAAAAATTGCGAATTTATCAACAGGTCAAAGTTGGAGATTTGGAACTTTTAGAGCAGACATACAACCAGATGGTATGAGAGGATAATGATGAACACTGATCAACAAATGGGACTACCCCTTCTTTTACCAGAAGAGCAAAACTTAACAACAGATCCGACAGGTCCAACACAGTTTCCAAATCCGTCTACAGTATTACAAAATATTGTAAAACAAAAAGCTTTAGATACTGTAGGTAGAAAAATAGGTTTACCAGCACTTGGACAAGTATTAGGTATGAATGCTTTATATTCAAATCCTTTTGGTATGGCATTATTAGGTCCTGTGGGTGCAGGTATAGGAGCTTTGTTTGGTGGCATAAAACAAAAATTCTCAAACTATAAAACTCAAAAACAAATGCAAAATGAAGCAATACAAAGAGATATAGCAAGAGATATGCAACAACAAAATAGAGAAGATAATACTGGGGGATATCAAGCAGGGTATGATTCTGGTTTTATGGAAGGATCAGGTGGTGGAAGAGATATGGGAAGTAGCTAATGGCAAGAGTAGATATAGTAATTCCAGAACCAAGTTCAACTTATACAGAAGAAAACCAAAGACAAGTTTCTCAATCTTTACAAACTCTTAAAGATAAGTTAAATACTTCCTACCAACAAGAATTAAAAAATGAACAAGATGCATTTAATTATTTTTTATCATGACAATACGATATAAAAATCAAGGATTTAAACAAGCAAGTACAGGTAAAACTACAGCACTTACGTGTCCTGCCGATGCAACTATAATAGTTAAAAGTGTTTATTGTGCAAACAACGATGCTTCTTCTGCTATTTTAGTTAACATGAATCTTGTAGACTCTTCTGACTCAAGTACAGAGTATGAATTTTTTAGAGATGATGTAGCTGCAAAATCACAAGTAAACGCTACACCACAAGGTTTAAATTTAGAGGCAGGAGATGCAATAACAGTAACAGCAGCTACAGGAAGTAATAAAATACAAGGTGCCATTAGTTACGCACAAATAGATAGATCTCAAGAAAATGGCTAGACAAAAATTTGTAAGCTTTA